AGGTATTGCTCCTCCGCGAGCTTCATCGTCTTTTCCCAGTTCGCCTGCCGTTGTGCGTTCATCTCTCTCTGCAACGCTTCGGCGCGTTGGAGCGCCTCCAGCTGGAACGCAAGTGACTCTTGCGACGCGTTCGTATTGGCGCGGTTGGTCATGTAATTGCTCAAGAGATTTGAGCCCAGTGTCGCCGCCGTATTGAAGCCCGACGAGTTCAACAGACCCTTTAGTGTCATGCCGCCTCCGTAAACCGCGGGCGCCTCGAGCGCGGCGATTGCTGGAAACGCGGTCGAAAGACTCGCGCCGCCGGGCAACATACCCGCTGGCAACGCTGTCGCAAACTCAAAGCCAGGCACTACCGCCGTGCTACCCGCGGCCGATGCCGTTCCGGCCCCAAACAGACCGGACATCGGTCCGTAGCCGGCCATCCCCAACCCCGTCAACGCCGCGCCGGTCGCTGCCGCCCCAATCGCGGTATTCCGCACCAGACGATTTTTTTGGTTCAGGTTCCCGCCCTGGTCAATGTGCATCCCGCTGGGAATGGCCATCCCTGATCGCGCCAAGGCAGACTCCAGCGCCGCTTGCTGCCCCCTTGACAATCGCACGTGACCATCGCCACCCAGCCCTTGCGAGCGCATAAACTCTTGATACAGTGGTGATGCGCGAAAGCCCTGATTCCACCGATTTAGATCCCCTTCACTCGTCGCCCGAGTAGGTATCGACTGTCCGAACGTAAAGTCAGGCATGACGCGTTTCCTTTTTGTTACATCTGCACTTTACCCGTCGCCGCCGGATCGCTCTTGTGTACCCAATAAGAGGCGCGGAGCCACGGGTTGTAGACGGCGACATAGTCCGGACCTGGCGACGGCGTGTTTGGTCGATACGGCGACGACTGCGACTGCATCCACGCCGGCATCTGCATCCACGACGGCGTTTTAGCGAGCATGGCAAGGGTCATAAAGCGCTGCGGCGCCTGGCTCTCCGTGTTCTGATCCGGCCACCCCGACGCCGTGGCCTGTGGGTTTGCGTCGCCCGTCTCAACGCCCCACTGCCAGCGCTTCGCGGTATTCGTCGCGGGATCGCTCGCCTCCAGCACGTCAATCACGCCCACCGGCGTGCCGGATTCAAAATCCGACTGCACGCCGCCGAAATCGATCTTGTCATGGCCGACCTTCCGCGCATTTGGAAACGCGGCGCGGAAGTCGGCGTCCTGCATGACGGCGTCCAGGGAATTCGGCTGCGACGCATACCGGCTCGCAATCCGCCCAAACGTGTTCTTCACGCTGTTGCGCGCCTTGCGGTCGCCGCCATAGTCGCCTGTGTTAAACCCGCCCAATGCGCCGACATTGCTGTAGCGCAACCGGTCGCGTTCGTTTAAGTTCATGGGCATCGTCTCCTCATACCTGCAACTGCTCTAACAGCACCGTGAGCGCGTAGACCATCGCCGTCGCGCCCGACGACGCATACGTCGTCGCATACGTGATCGACGTGCCGCCGTCGATTTGCACCACCTGCGTCGCGTTCTGCACCGTGGTCGTTGTATTGCCGGTCATTGCGACTCCACTCACCGTCAGCGGCACGCTTTGTTCCGTCCATCCAATTGTGACCGTCAGCGAACTTGACGTCGTCGCCGCCGTGGTGACGCGGGCATACCAACTCACGCGATATAACCCCGCCGTCAACACGTCGCTTGGCACCGCCGTCGTCGCAATCGACGCCGACTGTCCCGTCAGCGTCTCCTGATTCAACGACGCCGGCGCATTGTCAATGTCGGTGCGTAAATTGCGGAAGTAGACCTGCCACGTGCGCGTGATCAGACCGGTCTTGTCCACCACGGCATCGCGCGACGGGATCGGCGGTGAATTCGCCATGCGTCACGCCGCCTCCGTGGACCGCTGCAGGGTCACAAACGCATCCAATAACCGCCACGGCACCGGGTCACTGACCGACACCTCAAACACGCGGTCGCGTGACTGACCGAGTCGCCACCACTGCGCGCGCGCCTGATACTGGCCCTGCGCCCCCGCCGACGCCATACGCTCCGGCCCCCACGTGCGCCCCCCATCCGTGCTGGCCCGGAGCATGACCTGCGGGTCTTGGCCTTGCCCCGTCTCGGTGCCCACGCCGGCATCCAGCCACACCTCGAGCCGCGCAATCTTTAGCCGCTGATGCTCGCGGAATATTGCCGGCGTGCGCCGCACCCGCCGAATGGGTTGGCCGTCCACGTCGAGCGGCAGCGCAATCGACGCGCGGTAGATTGTGGCGCTCTTGCGATCCGCCCACAGATGCTCGTTGAACGCAAACGCGTGCCACGTCGGACGCCACGCCTCGTAGACCGCGTCGCTTGTGCTCCACGTGCCGCGTTCATGCCAGAGCGACGTGGTGAAGTCGTAGACCCACGTCGCGTCTGCCGACGGGAACGTCAGCACATAAAACGAGTGTCCCTGGTCCTCGTAGGTTTCACCGATTGCGTCGTCCACGGTCGCATATTGGCCGATTGCGTATTCAATCGCGTGCGTCGAAATCGGCTGTGGCGTGAAGCCTTTAGCCTGCACCACTTGATAGCCGCCCGTGCGCGTCGTTGCCAGCCACACCACCGAATCTTTCGTTTCCTTCGCGCTAAAGGGCGCCGCGCAGCCATACGGCAACAACCCGCTCGGGTCCGGCGCAAACGGAAACGGCGAGGTTCCGGCGTTGTACCAGACTTCCGTTGATTGACTGCCGAACAGCCAGAGCTGCCCATAGGTGGTCACCACCATCGACACCCAGCGGTCTGCCGCAATCGTGCGGTCGGCGAACTGCGTCGCGTCCCACGTCGCCCCGTCAAACGAGTCCGAGATCACAAACCGTGAGTTGGTCGTGTCAAGTGCAATGAAGTAGCCGTAGGCCATGCCGCCAAATTGCGCGGTGCCAGTCAGTGCAGTGGTGAGTGTGTCGGTCAGCAGGTCGTAGCAATAGCCATTACTGCCCGAGGTAATAAAAAGCTGATTGCCGCCGTCTCCGTTTGTGCAGATGGTCGCGGGCGAAGTGTCAAGCGCCACCGTACCGCGGTCGGTGATGGTGCCGTCGCTCGTTACTTCCAGGAGCGATTCGCCCACGACCGCAAAGCAGCGCCCATTCATGGCAAACATCGCGCGGCCCCCGCCATTGGTGGCCGTCGCAAACACCTCCACGCCTGGCGTGGGATACAACGCGCCGCGCGTGGTCGCCGCTTGGCTCTCCATGCGCTCGGGATACCAATTCACCAGTTGCTCGGCATCTGCCGACCAACTCTGTGAGGTATACGCACCGTGCACAAACAAGGGCATCTGCACGGCTTACGCGCCCGTATCGCTGAAGATGTTGTAGCGCCCGTGTCGCGGTCGCCACATCAAATCGACGGCTAAATCGCGCAGCTCAATGTTGGCGCGCTTGAGGTCCGCTTTGGACAGTTGCGCACTCTGCAGCAGCGTCGGCGCGGGCTGCACCGTAAATTCCGCCGCAAGTTCCACCGCGAGGTTGTCGCGCAGCGCGCGCCGATACCCTGGCGGCAGGCTGATGGTGTCAGTGAGCTCCAGTTCCGTGACCGCCGTCGGCGCGTAGATGACGCCCTCCAGCGTGCTGCTGGTCGGGATCATCCAGAACGTGATCGTCGCCTGCGGATAGGTTGGCGACCAGTAATAACTGGTCGGATACGTGCTGGTCAATTCCTTTTGCGGTACCGCCGCCCATGCGTCGGTGGTCAACGCGGACAACGGCATCTCAAGCGTCGGCGACTGCGATGTGTCCTGAAAGCGCACGTCTTCCACCCACACCGGCCGCACGATATCGCAATCGCCGCTGGGGCCAATGGTGTAGCTCGCGACGTCCGCCGTGAGCGTCCACGTGCTACGCACGGTCTGATAGATGGAGAGGCGTTCCGTGCCCCACGCATCAATCAGGTCATTCAAACGCTCGAGGCTATCACTGACGTCGTCAGCCGACGGCGTCTCGCCAGCGGCCACCACACCCAGTCGCCGCAACGCGGCCGTGATCAGGTCGCGCGCGGTCATTGCTGCCGCATCATGGCGGCTCCTTTACGCGGTTACTCAGTCACGTGTCGATGCGTCGACGCCTCACGGCCCGACAACTCACGCTGCGCCTTTCGGCTCATCCGTTGAGCCGCTGCCGCATTCTCGGCCGCAGCCAGCGCGATGTCCTGCTCGGCAGACTCCACAGAGCGCTTCGCGTCCACAGGCGACTCCATCCAGCCGTCGGCCATTGAGCGCCGCAATTCAGCGTCGGTGTCCACGGTCAGCATCTCCAGATCGTGCTGCCCGTTCGATTTCAGCACGCCGCGATACAGCATCCGCGGGAACGGCGCGTACACATACGGCTTGTTCCAGCGCTCCAATTCGCGGTCGGCTTCGGTTTCCCCTGTGCGTACGATAGGCATACTGTGATCACTTTCTCGCGACAGGCGAGGCGCCCCTATTGACGACCCCGCCTATCGACGGTGCGTTAGCCCAGCGTGACGTTTGCCAGCGCAGTGACGCCCCACGTGCCGCCGCGCGCGATGATGCTCATCGACGCGCCAACCTTCGCCGCAAAGGTCGCGACGTCGCTGGACGTGGTGTCGCCATAGAACCCGGCGGTGTAGGTCACGGTGTGCGCGTACGCGGTCGCACTCAAAATGGTTACCCGAAGACCATCTTGGTCCGCCGCCGGCGCCGCCAGCGTCATTGCTGCCACGCCCGCCTTGTCCAGCACAATGATCGAATCCTGATTCGGAATCGAGATGGCGCCAGACACGCTGTAGGTGACAATGTTCTTCAGCTGGGCGTCGACATTCGGCGCCTGCGAATACGGATTGCTCGCAAGGTCGCTGAGAAGGCCGGACGTGCAGACCGCCAGGATGTTGTGCGCCGCAGCCGCCGACCCCTGATCGCCGCGGTTGCGCACCGAAATGTTGGTGCCGCTCACTGAGACAACCTGCATCATCTCGTTGTCGATTTTGAGGAAGTTGCCCGCCGAGACGCCGGTGGCCGACGTGACCGGAATGACAAGGTCATTCGCGAGCACCGCCGCTGAAATAGTGGTCGTTACCAGAGCCATATCGTGTCTCCTTCAGTCCTGTTTCAACCTTGGACGCGGCACGCCAACGAGGGACGAATCGTGGCCCATCCATACAAGATGTCCAGTCGCGTCGGCTCCTGGTCGCTACCAATCTGATACTGCTGCACCATGCGGATGCTGATGCCCAGTTCCTTCGACCGCACCACCGTTGTCTCCGCACCGCTCGACGGCTTATGCAGGTCCGCCATCACCAAGGCGAACGCGTCGCTGTGGAACAGCAGCGATTGCGGCGTGACGGTGGCAGTTAAAGCGCCCGACGAGGCACCGACCACCGTGATGGCCGCGTTGTCGGACGGCGAGCCGGTGACCGTCTGCAACTGGCCCGAGGTGACAATCGACGGGCTGATGCTGATTGTCATCGCGCCAGACGAATCACTGCAGTCGGCCGTCACGACAAACTGCTGCAACTCACCCGTCGACGAATACGACACGGGGTTGACCGCATAGACGCCGGCAATCGTGAACACATCGCCCTTCTTTAGCGCGGTCGCGCCCGACGCCCAGCCGTCGCTGACCAGGGACGATCCGGTCTGCGAGGCACCGTTCACCAACGGCGTGCTCGAGGTGAAGCTGCCCGTGGTGTGCTTGGCGACGTTGGCGTCTTCATACCATTCGGCAAACCCCAAGGCCCGCGACGCAAACTGGCCGCTGCGGTATTCCTCCGAGATTTGCGCGGACGGGTTGAACAGCGCCAAGTTGGCGTTTGCCAGCGTGATCATCGACACCGGGTCCAGCACCGCGATGCGGTCATCGGCTGGCGTGGCGGCGTTGGTCAACTTGGCACCGGCCTGCAGGTAGGTCAGGTTAGATGACGGCGTGGTACCTGGCGTACCGACCGACTGGTAGACATCCTTGTAGCAGGTGTTCAGACCATCATAGTCGATTGCATTGCCGAGGGCGGTCGCGGCCGGCTTGACGTAGCGCTCACGCACCGCGTCAATCTCCTGCGTCATCGAGGCCGTCGACCAGCTATACGCGACGTTCTTCTGCGACGTGAGGGTGATGGGCACAGACTGGTCGTTGATGCCCTGCACCTGCAGCGCCTGCCCCGACGTCACCTGAAAGCGTTGCGGCAACCGCGCGTTGACGGTGTAGCCGACCTTAGCCCCCGCCTGCACATACTGATCGTCGTACGACCGGTTCACGTTGGCCGCAAACTTCAGGTTGTTCACCAAAATGCGAGCCACTTCCTTCGTGTACCAAGTCGGCGTTACGAGTGAGTTCGCCATGTTGTTCTCGTCCTTGTCAAAAAATGTATTACCAGCGACGGCGTCGGCTGCGGTCGGCGGCGTTCATCCGCCGCACATACTCCGAGCCAAACTCCAACGACGATGCGTCGTCGGCGCTGCCGCTTGGCGTGCTCCCCACCGGCCGGATGGGGGGGCGCGCCTGACTAATGGACGGTCGGGTTGAGGCCGGTGTTGCGGCAACCTCCAACCGGGCTTCTAACGCTTTCATCTCGCCATAGGCGAGCACGGGATGCAGCGCCTGAATGCGCTGAACGTCTTCGGGATAATTCGCGATATGCAGCATGAGCGCCGGCGCCACCGGACTGCCCTTGATCACGTCGACGATGGGCTGCGTCAGCACAATGTCTTCGCGATCTACCTCAGTGGCAAACTCTGGATGTTCCGCCACATACGTGTTCAATCGCTGCGCAAACGACGCGTCACGCTGCTGCTGCCACTGCGCCCGCGCCACGTCGCGCTGATACGCCTGCTGCTGCTGCTGCGTATGCTGCAGCAACCGCTGCGCTTCCTGCTGCGCCAGATAGCGCACGCGCGCTTCGTCGTACTGGTCGTAATCCTGGAACTGCTCAATCTTGGGGGCGCCGTCGTCCGCGGTGGGCGCTGCCTGCGCCTGCGTCAACTGCGCGCGCTCGGCCCGCAACGCGGCCAGCTCCAACGCCATCTGGTCACGTTCGCGCTGCGTCTCGCCGCGCTGACGCACGAGGTCGTTGATCTGCGACTGAATCGTTTGCTTGCGCCCTTCTAGGCTGCGCTTGCGCGCGGCCAATTGCTTGCCAGCCTCGCTGGCGTCGTCGGTGTCCGCGTCCGTCGCGAGCGCCGAGGCCGACTCAGGCCGCGACAACTCGGACGGGTCGGACACGGCCGTCGCCGCAGCGGCGGTCGCCTGTGCATCCGCCTGCTGCAGGGACGCGCGCACCTCGTCAGCGGGTGCCGTGTTCGTGTCGACCGTGAACGAATCGTGTTCGACTGTGGCTAGTTCAGACATGCCATCCTCAAACAAGAGGCGCGTGCGACGCACGACAAGAGGGTCCGGCCTCGGAATCACACCGATGGACGCGGGTTGCCCCTGGTCTGCCTTCACACGCGCCTCCATGCGCGCGAGTGTTTGCGACTACAGCACGGTGTCAGTTCCCGTGCAAATGCTTTCCTACTTCACCGACGCTACACGCCCCACATGCCGTTGCCGTCAAGCTCGCGGTCGCCGTCGTCGCCGTCGGGTTCTCGATGCGCGACCGGCCGCGTCGCCGCTTGGACGCCGGCCATCATCACGTCGTGCGCTTGCCCGTCTTCGCGCGTTTCCACGGCCGCGTCTGTCTCCTGCTGCTGCAGCGCCTGCTTGCTCTGCGCGCGCAACATCTCCAGCCGGAGCTGCGTTTCCGCCTGCAGCGCGGCAATCTGTTGCCGCATCTGCCATTCGCTCTCCGCCATCTGCGCTTTGGCCTGCAGCTCCATCTGCTTGGCTTGCAGATCCGCCTGCGTCTTGACCTGATCCAGCTTGATGACCTCGCTGGCCTGATTCAACTGCTGCGTCAACTGCTCAAGCATCTGGCCTTGCTGCTGGAGCTGGCCCTGCAACTGCGCCATCGACGGTCCATTGCCGGCGTCCTTGCCCAACTGCAACTGCGGCGGCGCCAGCTTCTTGAGCCGTTCAGCAATCTCGTTGTGACCAGGAAAATCGCGGAACTTAAAGTAGATATCTCCAAGGATGGGCATCAGCGACGGGTTTGCCTGCAGAATCTGGCCCACCTGGTCGCCGCCTTCCTGCAGCCGCGTCTGGTAGCTCTTACCGACATTCACGGTGACGCTGTAGCGGCCAATCGCCAAGTCGTAGTGCTTGACGTTGCCCGCCTTCGAGGGCGTCGGCAACAACGCCATCGGTGCGGGCGCGCCGTTGGGCATCGGCCCTGCAGGCATCGCCGGCGCCGGGCGCGGTTGTCCACGACCATCGACCACAAACGGCGCGTTCAGCATCACCTTCTTCGGCGCATCGTCTTCGCCCAAGATGCGCGCGATGCGACCGGGCCGGTCATAGACCTTTGGAATGAGGTCCAACAAGATGCGCGCTTCATTGAGCATCGACACCTGTGCCAGGTTGTCGAGGTAATTACTGTTTGCCTGGTCCGCTTGCTGCTGCAGCGCCAGCACCGCGCGCCCGCTGCGCGCCGGCGACGTGTTGCCGAGCGACGGGTCATACACAGACGTCGTCGCTTTGATGTAGGCATCCGCCTGCTGCACCAGCGCCAAAGCCGGTGAGAGATTCGCGCCCGTGACGTTGCGCTGCGGCAGCGGCGCCGGCTGTCCGCCAATCGTCGTCGGCTTGACCTGCAGGTAGGGGAGGTTTCGCGTGTTCGCTTGCGCCCATGCGGCTTCGTGACCCTCGAATTGGCCCTCGTAGCCGATGAACGGCGCCTTCGGCATCAGCGCTTCGGTCTCAACGGCCGTGGACACACTGTAGTTGAACAGCCGCTGCGCGTCTTTCGCTTGGTTAATGATCCCGATGAAGCGCCGGTCGCCGTCGACGTTCTGTTCCTGGCCGATGACGGGAATGATCGGAATGTATTGCCCGTCCCAGTCTTGCTGCTCAAGGATCTCGGTGCCTGTGAGCTTATACCACTGCACCGAGCGCCGGTCGGTCTGGCGGCGCTGCTGAATCGCCTCTGGCGGAATGGACGCGGGCACTTCATCAGCCCAGCACGCGACGAGCGCGCCGGCGGCGTCGACATACGCGACGCGTTCAGCCGGCGTCTTCGTCACGTTGAAATACTCGAGCACGCGCACCAGCGGGCGCCCTTCGTCGTCCTCGCTCATCCAGTTCGGCAGCGTATCGCCGACGCCCGCGTCGAACCCATCGTCGCTCGCCGACAGCGTTGCGTTCGGGAATTCCTCCTTGAACCGGTCGGCCGGCATCCACCCGCCGACAAACGCCCACTGCGCGTCCGACCAGTCGGGCTGCTGCGCGTAGGGATCCATATACACGCTGGCCTGATTCAAGACGCGCTCGACCACCAGCTCCTGATCAAAGTCCTGGCCCGAGTCATCGACGTAGCGCTTCAGGATGCGGTAGTAGCCGCGACCGCACTTCACCGCGCGCTCAAACGCCCACGTGCGCGCCATCGACGCATTGCTCCGCACTTCGATGTGCCGGATCAGCCCTTGCAACACCTCCGCGACGTCGTCGGTGGCGTCTTCGCTATCCGGGTGCACATTGATGCCGAGGTGGGCGTTGCGCTGCTGATTGACGATTAGGCTGACGGGGGAGGCCAACTTGTTGATCGTCAGCATCGGCCGGCTGGGTACCGGTACGCCGTCGACCACCGTGCCTTTTCGCTGCGCCTTGACGTCGTCCGGCCACTGGTCGCCGGCGTCAAAGCGGAGGTCGTCGAGCTCGCGCTCGCGCTGGCGCTGTTCGGATGCGAGGGCCAGATTGAAGCGCTCGCGCGCTTGCTGCAGCACCTGCTTGGGATCCGAGTCAGCCACCCAAGACCGAACGTCTCAGGGTGTTCGATGGGCGTCAAGCCTTTTTTCCGCCCGATTGGCATAGGCGCGTCGTATATGACCATATTCGACACTATGTTCGCAGCAGTTGCGCGAGGTTACCGTGCGTCCGCTGCGTCCGCCGCGTCCGCTTCTGCCAGGGGTGTCACCGCAGCGCGCGGGCCTCTCTGGGGGCCGACAGCGACGCCTCGAGGCCTACGGCTCAGAGCGATGCTGAGCGGGTTTGGAACTGGTCCCGCTCTCGGCCTTGACGTCGTGGCCTTTTGAATGCGCTGTCGCGCGCCTCCCTCACACACGATCTCTATTCTCTGTACCTCTATACCTCTACGGAGGCAGATTATGTTAACTGCGTTAAATTTACCACGCCCTTTTATTGGGGTTTTGTGAGATAAGGCCTACCGACCCCCCCACCGACCCCCCCACCGACGGGGGGTCCGACCCCCCCACCGACCCCCCCACCGACCCCCCCACCGACCCCCCGTCCGACCCCCCCTCCATAAAGCTGTGGTGCATAAAGGCCTTTTCGAGCGTGGCGAACATGCGGTCGAATCCCTGAACGCGAGGCGCAGGAAGTTCGACGTGAAGCGGCCCGTAGCGGTGATCGCCGTCGTGCTTGCGATGCAGCAAGCAGCGTTGGCCGTCCTTGGCGAAGGTGTTGCACTGTTCATCGTTTGGATCGAACATTCTTCTTCTCCTTTTGTTTTTCATGTCAGTAAGGCGCACGGCTGGGTTTGCACGACCGCTGCGCTTAGGTTAAGATCCTGAGACTTTATTGACACAACAGCCGAAGAACCCCGCTGCGGTCGCCCTCGGACGATTGGGCGGCGCGGCTGTCAGTCCCGCGAAAGCGGCGGCGTGCCGCCGGAATGGCGCCCTCGGGGGCCGTCCGCGCATACGCTGCCCGCACGGGCTGCGGCCGTCCCGCTGCCGCACGTGCCGCCCGGCGCGTCCCGCCACGCCTGGCGACACCGGCGCGTAATTTGTTCCGCGGCGGCGCCGGCGCGACCACAAACCGAGGCGCGCACGCTGCCGACGACGAACGGGCGACCCCTCGTCATAGCCCCATCCAGCTGTCCGCCGTCTGCGTCCAGCGCGGGACGCCGGTGGGGGTCGTCTTCGCCGGCGCCGACGGCTGCTGCTGCGCGACGGCCAAATAGCGAAACGCATCCGCGCCGTGGCTGTAGACGTCATGCACGGCCGTCGCTTTCCAGACGTTCAGCCGCTGGTTGTATTCGCGGCGGTATTGCGCTAGCGCCTCAAGGCCCGCAGCGCATCGGTCGCGGTCAAACCAGCACCGCGCAAACAACATCCGCGCAACGTGAATGCCCTCCTCGAGCTCGCCGCCCGTCGTCCCGTGCAGCCGCGGCACCGTGCGAAACCGGATCCCGAGCGCCTGCGCGACTTCGATGCGCGTCCGGCCCGTCCCGAGTTCGCGTACCTCAATGTCATGCGGCGCCCAATGGTCGCCGTAGGCGTAGCCGCGGCGCTGCAGCACCTGCGCGTAGTGCGGCAGGCCTTCGCCACTGGCCTCATAGTAATCGACGAGGCGCACGTCGCCCGAGCGCGGTCGCTGAAAAAACCAGATCGCGGTCGCATCGCCGACGCCCAAGTCCCACGCGGTCTGCACCGGCAGCATCGGCTCGATTGGCACGACGCCGATGCGGCCTTCGACGCGCGCGGCCTCGAGTTCGCTGCCGTAGATCGCGCCTCGCACACTCGCCGCAAACGAGCATTCAAATTCCTGTTGGTATTCGTCGGCCGTCATCAGCGTGCGCGCGTCCGCTAGTTCCGGTTCGCTCAACACGCCCGTGACCGACGCCTTAAACTCCAAAAACGTCCACCCGTCGGTGCCGCGCTTGGCGCGCTCGGCCAACTCATAGAAATGGTTGTGGCCATTCGGCGTCCCCAAAAACACCGCCCAGCCTTCGCGATCCGCCAGCGCCGGCCGAACAATCTCCGCGAACACGTTTGGCGGTTGCATCCCATACTCGTCAAACACGACGCCGTCGAACCGGGTGCCGCGGATGCTGTCGGGATTATCGGCGCCGAGCAGCTGGACGCGCGCACCGTTCGGAAAATTGATAATGAGGTCCGACTCACGCTGCTCGACGCCGGGTATGTGCGCGCTGTAGGCTTTGAGATAATCCCACGCAATCAACTTGGCCTGGCGATACGTCGGCGCAATCAGCGCGTAGCGCGGCCGTTCGCGCGTGTCCTGCAGCGCCGCCATGAGGAGATGCACGATGCTGGCGACCGTTTTGCCAAACCGACGGTGCGCCACGGCGACCGTCCACCGATGTTCATCAATGGCATGGTGCAGTTGCACCTGGTGTGGGCGCGGTCGATATCCGAGGTCAATCTGTGTGGCACTCATCGGGTCATTGGCTGCTAGCATATCGTCACACGCCGCATATGCCTTCGCACTTCTCACCGACTACGCGATCACTTGATCCGTCGCCGCCGCGGCCGAGACGAACTCCCGAGGGCGCGTTGCGGCCACCAGCGGAGCCAGCAGGCGGGCCATCGCCTGTTGGTGCGCCTTCGACCGATTCCAGGCCTGTGGTGCGCCGCTCATCCCGTAGTCTTCTCCAGCATGTCGATCCGTTGACCGATCCAGCGCATCACCGGCACCGCCATCGAATTGCCCAACGCCTTGTAGCGCGGCCCATCTGCGGCAGGCTTGCCGCGATAGGGGATCAGCGTGGTAGTCGTCGGGGAAGCCTTGTAGGCGCTCACATTCTCGAGGCGTCAATCGACGCACTTGCATCCCTGTCTGGATCGCGGGATAGCCTTGGCCGGGTTTGCCGCCGCCTATCTTGAGTGACCCGGCTGTGTCACTGGTCGTGACCTCGGCGCGCTGGTTTTCGTGAAAGGCGACCGCCGCCACTTGCGACCGACTCATTGGCGGCGTGTGGTCGTGACTGATCCCGAGTCCGTCGTTTGCCTCGCCATACCCGCCGCCGTTCTGCCAGTTGAACGCGATAGCTTGCCCTTGCGCCTGATCGAGCGTGTGCGCGACATCGACGGCGATGCCGTGACCGTTGGCGCTCGTTTGGGCTGTTCGAATAGCCATCGTCGGAATCATGGTCTGCCCTTCATCGCAGGTCGTGTTGACGCCCTTGTGCATCCGCGCCGTGAGTGGATTTGCGGTCTCTGGAATAAGACAATCCTGGCTTCGTGATTCGCCACTACGCGAGGTCCCACGACCACTCGCAGTCAGAGGCGGTGCCACTGTCGCTAATCCACCGCTGGTATGGAAAGTTGTTTCGCCACTGCGGCCAGCGCGGCAGTCAAGGCTAAGGGCAACGCCTTGCCCCGCTTCGCGGCGCGGCGCAGGATGCCCTGACAGGCTCTCGCGCTCAAATAGAACCGCGGCGGCACGGCGCCAGTCTCCAAGATGGCCGACAACGAACACACGCGTGCGTCG